TGTCCTTGCGCTGCTGCTCGGCCATCTTGACCTGAGCATCGACCTGCATTTTCTGCTGATCAAGCTGCAACTTCTGCTGTTGAATCTGCAACTCTTGTTGACGGAGTTGAAGTTCCATCTGCTGCATCTGGATAACAGGGTCCTGAGCCTGCTTCTGCGCTTCGGCGGCCTGAGCCTCGGCTTGATCCTTCTGCAACAACTTGGCAGCGGCTGCGGCGGCAAGTTGAGATATCTGAACCTCGGCTGCTTCTGGCAGGAAGTTCTCGTCTTTCTCCGCATCGGGCATCGGCGGGAGATTCGCTCCCAACTGCTTTTCGATTTCCTTGCGGTATTGAAACGCCACGTGCTCCATAACGTGAGCGGCTGCGGCGGCCATGATGGACTGAGCCTGCGGGTTCTGACCCACAATCTGCATGATTTTCGGATCTTGCATGGCCATCATGTGAACCTGTAAATGCGCCTCGTGATCTTGGTAGTAGAACGCCTTCACGGGTTTGCCGTTCAGGATGTTCATGTTCTCCGTCACCGGGTCTACAGGCTTTTGATCATCAGCAGACGGGACAATCTTATTGGCATTCCTGATGCCCAACGTCTCGATCATCTGCCGATGAAGATAGGGTAAATCGTAAATCTGCGGAGCCGACTGCGAGAGTTGCAGCACAGCCTGATACTGCACGACCTTCTGCGACATCGTTGCCGCGTTTGGGTCGGACACCGGGAGGATGTCCACGTTGTCGTAGTCGGACTTCTTGGCCTTACGACCGCCGACTTCTGGCTCGTAGCTGTACTCCTCTGGCGTATAGTCTCGGATGATCGCAGCAAGGAGTTTGAACTCCTGCTTCATCGTGTAGTGGATGCGAGCCTGAACAGCCGACATCACTTTGAGAACACGCTCCAAAATAGCCAGCGTCGTACCGACCGGAGCCTGCGACGACATATCGCTGACTTTCAGATCCGACACCGCAGCGAAGCGGCGTCCTTCCTCAACCACTCGGTCCATCAACTGAGCGAGAGTCTGCGAGGGTTCCTTGTATGGCAGCGGGAGGATGTTGTCCTTGATCGCGCCACTCGGTACGTCTACGTCTCGGAACTCGCCGGGGGCGATGGGAGTGTCGTCTCCTTTAATTCGCAGGCCTCTTGATTTGAGACCACCCGGAAGGTTGCTGAGTGTTCCAGCGTCGATAAGCTGCCTAAGAAGTGATGTAGCTGCTTTAGAGTGTCCGCCGATAAGGTGGATGAGACCAAAGTAGTAGAACCCGAAACCGGGGATGTAACCATAATGAACAAAGTGCTGTCGCTTGGCTTTGAGTTCATCGTCTTCTTTCCAGTTCCTGCGTATGGCTAGGACTGTCCCCGTTCCCTTCTCAATCGTCACCACGTAGGGCAGTGCGATCCCCGTCTCACTGTTGTCATCGTCAACGTCTGGATAATCTTTCAGGTCAAGGTTCACGTGCATCTCAAGCAACTGGAACCGGTCGTCCATGCTTGCTGAGAAGCCTTGATCCTCTGCTTTCTGCTTCTCCACCTCGTCCATGACACGAACCGGATCACCCAGATCAATGTCACGATAGAACCCTGCGTACTGAAGCTTCTTGACCTCGTTCTTCGTCTTACGCATCCGGTGCGTAACACGCTCAGCAGATTCAATGTTGGCAGCGCCGTAGGGCACCACGATATCTTCGGCTGGGATATAGACAGCGGTCTGACGATCTAGTGACGGGTCGAAGTACACCTTCTTAAACGCGTTACCTGAGAGGGCAAGGCTCAAAAGAAGACGTTCATGCTCCGGGCGATACTCCTTCATCTCCTCGGTCAGTTTGTAGTTCATGTCATCAGCGACACGAATAGCCGAGTCCTTCTTCTCCGGTGTCTCCTTGCCGATAATCTTGGTCTTGACCGGACCCATCGCTGGGAAGGTCTCCATGATCGTCTCGGACTGGAACTTGACCGCGCTCTCCATCAAGAGGGGGTGGAACACACCACACGCACCCGGCCACGGCTCTGTTCTCTCCTCGTATCGAATGCCGAGGATCTTGAGTCCTTTGATATAGGTGTCGAGCCAATCCTTACGGGAAGAAATGTCTTGCTCGTAGTCCCCTAGCAGTTCAGACGCTAGGAGTTGAAGTTCTTGCTCATCGATAAATTCTGCAAGGTTTGCATCAAAGTCTTCTGCTCTGGGTGCCTCTTTCTCAAGGTTAATCTCCACCCCATCGACGCCAATGCGAACCGCTTCTGGGTCCACGATCTCGATCTCAATCGGCTCCATCTCGGCAGCCATAGCTTCAAGACCCATCGGAGCCTGCATCAAACTTCTATCGACGGCCATCTAAATTCTCCTAGTAATACCCTTCGCGCCTGTTGCTCTTGAACCACTTAGTTGGCTCTGGCTCGTCAGTTGGCAGGCGAATAAAACCACCTTGGCGGAAACGAAGAAGTGCTAGAGTTGTCGAGTCAACCAAGTCATCATGTGTTCCACTTGGGAAATCGTTACACTCTTCGACTACTTCTCTGGCCCACCTGTGGTCAGTACACCAGACTATACCTGAAGAAAACAAGTCTGACACAGCATTAACTCGGGAAATCTTGTCCTGACCCTTACCCGGCGTGAACTCGCTGATGGGCACACCCATCCTGCGGAACTCCTGATACAAGGCTGCGCCGTTAGACTTCTTCTCTACGATGAACGTGTCTGGGTTCCACTCCTTGTACTCCTCCAGCACGAGCGACTTTAGCTCTGGGAACTCCAGCCGCTGCTTGATGGCGTTGAGGAGGATGATGTTGTAGTTCTTGGTCTCCTCGTTAAAGAAGACCCCCCACGTAGTCAGGGCGTTGTAGTCCGACCTGTTGGTTTTCTCCTGCGCGGCGTCGAGCGACATGATGATGTGTTCGCACGGGGGTGGGTTATCCGCCTCCCATACCTGCCACCACTCACGCTTGAGGAGTGCGCCTTCCTCCGAAGTCGGCTGCTGCATGTACTGGGCTTGCCAATACCGCACATCCATACTGGCCTTTTTTGCCAGTAATTCATCAATCCCCCAGAACTCAGGCCATAGAGGTTTCTCATTCAAAATGGCGGGAAATTCCACGACTTCCCACTGATCTGCCCCGTCTTCGCGGACCATGTGATCCACGATCTTGCCGGTCAAGTCCATCTTGCTCCACCTCGTCATCACGACGATGATCGCGCCACCCGGCATCAATCTTTGGACGGGTCCAGACTGAAACCATTCCCAAGCGGGTTCAAAGACGTCAGCTCTTCCTTGCTTGGCTTCCTGTTCAGAATGAGGATCATCAATAATGAATAGATCAGCACCCCGACCAGCCAAGGCACCACCAACGCCAATAGCAAAATACTCACCATTAAAGTTTGTACCCCAGCGAGAAGCACTTTTGCTATCTGCTTGAAGCTCGACAGTAGGAAAGATGTCACGGTATGCCTCCGATCCAACTAGGTTTCTGACTCTTCGACCAAAGTTCACCGCCAAATCTGCGGTGTGGGACGCCATGATGACCTTTTTCTGCGGAAATTTGCCTAGAAACCACGCTGGAGCCAAGTAACTGATCATCTCCGACTTGCCATGACGCGGGGCGATGTTCACGATCACCCTTTTCTTCTTGCCTTCAGCAATTTCCTCAAAGATTCTCGCTAGTTTTCTGTGATGAGGGCCAACTTTGTACCCCGGATACACATGACCAATGAAGTCGAGGAAAGAATCCTTCCCTTTTGCCTGCGTAATTTGCTGCTGGTAGTTCTTTAATAGCTCAGCAACGCGCCGTTTTTCTTTTTCCGGCATCATCGGCAGGGCTGCTTTAAGTTTTTGCAGCTTATCAGGCGTTAATTGCAGATTCATGCAGCGGGATCAGGCGGATTTGGGTTAAGTTGCTCGTCTGTTTGAACCCAAAGTGCGGCAACGGGGTATAAACACACCTCGCAAAACACTCTGCCGTCTACTGAGAGGTAGAAAACAGGCTGTTCGCAGTTCCCACAAGCCACGATGGTCACATCTTCCTGCGCTTCGGCAGTCTTTTTACCCTTCTTTCCCTTAAATCCGACGACATCACCCATTGTTAGACCCACTTTTCTCTTCGATAACCTTGTACTCGATGCCTTCTAGCACCGAGAGAAGCTCCTTCTCCACCTCTTCAATGGGCTTGATGATGTGTGTTGTTTCTGTGCGACGCTTAAAGGCGTCAATTCCGTCCACTTCACCTAGTGCTTTCAGCGCAGAGACGCGAGTCTTGGGGTCATCGGCTGCCTCGACTGTCTCAAATAACTTATTAACCACGTACAGTTTTAGCTCCGCCAAATCTTTGACGATCATGTGGTTGTATCGTGCAGCAATCCCAGCGTACATAGCGATGACTTCGTTCGGATAGATACTGAAGTCGGGCTTTTTCTCGGGGTTCTCCACCATTTCACGCGCCAAACTTTTGGCGGCATCGGCATCCTCGTCTGTTGGGATGATCGGCACCTGCGTGATGTCCGAGATCAACTTAATTGTCCTTGCCCGCATATCAATTTCTTCAGGCACGGACAGTTCAGGGAAAGCTTCCCGAGCGTTAGCCGGGAGCGGAATGTTGTCGTCGATGT